CTTCCCAATTTGCGTTTGGGCTTGGCACGAAATGTTGATGTGTTGGAAACCTTTGCCATTACAACCCGTTTAATTTAATCATGTTTGAAATGGATGCCGTGTCTATGTCCGCTGTATCAATCCCCATAAAAATCATGGTCTTTGCATACTTTTCCGCCTTGGCTTGTGCCTTGGCAACATCCGCTTTTAACGCTTCTTTTTCTGCAACCTTTGATTCAACCATCTCCGCGTTCATCGTTTGAGCCATTTTGGTGACTTCTCCCGCACTTTGTAGGTTTTTTGATACCTTGTTAAGCAACGCGTCTATTTCGTCAATCTGTGGGCTTGGTTTGGCGTGGGCAATTGTGAACACATAACCAGTGATAAACAATGCACTAAATACGATTAAAAGATTTTTCATAGTTTTTTCATTGTTTGCATGATACGAATTTCGGTCATGGTTGCTGCCAAACACGAATCGGACTTTTTAAGGGCGTATGTAAGTTTGTCAATCTTCACATCCAACGCTTCAATCTTTTGGTTTGCCTTTTCAATTTGTTCTTTATAGCCCGAACGAAGGTCAAAGTAAAGATAAGAAACAGCCAACAACATACAAAAAGCAACGGCAGCAATTGGGTTTTTGCGAAATTGGTCAAACGACACTGGCAAGGCATTGGGTTTTGATGTAGCCATTATATTACGGGATCAGGAACAATACAATATGGTGAATCGGGATATTTAGCGCAAAAGGTTTTGAGATACAAAGAATCGTCACCGCTGAAAGTATGCACACCACACGGATTTGGGAAAACCTCAAACGGGGCAAAACTTGCGGGGGGTTCTGAATAAAACAGAATGTCAACCGCCCATTTGTCCGACTGCTTAACGCAAACGGGTTTGTCATCTTCCGTTCCCCACTCTAAACAAATAAACCCAATTTCAACAACTGCGCAATCTTTCCAAGTTGTAATGGTTTCACCGCTTGGCGTGGTTGTGGTTTGTTGTATGTCTTTTTGGAGTGTTGCCCATTCGCTTGGGGTAAACTCGAATTTATTGAAGGATTTCATAATCTGCCTAAAAATTGTACATTGGTTGGTAGTGTATTGAGTTGGCGCATATATCTTAATTTCTTAATTGTAACGCCCATAATTTCTTTGGCTTGTTCTTGACAATAATTAACGCCATCAATTAAATAGAATACATTGCGTGATGTGTTACGGCTTTGCTCGGTGTTGGTTGCCCATCTGCAATTTGCTTTTGAATAATTCGCATTATTATTGATGCGGTCTAATGACATATTTTCGGGGCGATGTCCCATATCCTCCAAAAACAATTCAAAAGATTCCCAACGCTTATCGTATGTAATGCCTTTGTTAAAATAACTATTCGCCCTATTTGTTGTAGGGGTGTTGCATCTCTCCTTCATTTTGCACCAACTTTTGTATGTTGGGGTTTTTGCTAATCCGTGTGATTTCATATTATAACGAAGTTAGCGAAGCCAATTCAGAATTTGACAACCTTGTAGGGAATAAAATTGATTGATTAATTGTATTTCCAAACTGGTATAAGCCACCTAAAAAATCTCCAACACGAAGAAGTGTACACGCTGGGATTGTTGCGCTTGTGTCGGTTGCTAATTGTGTTCCGTTATGATATAATACGACATCATTATTTGCATATCCTATTGCTAATTTATGGCGTGTATTTGCACCTAATGCAGTTGCACCCGTGTATAGAAATTGTTGGATTGCTGAAGACGCAATGTATGCCTCTATTGTTCCGCCGACTAAATTCAAATATATAATGTTACTTCCAGAACCCGCAGAAATTAACATAAGTAAATTATTTGAATCATACGAACCTTTAGCAATAAAATCAACAAACATCGTTCCACTTGTCTGCCCAATCAAACTACTAATTCCCGTCTTATAACAAGCATCCGCCACCCTTGTGGCACTTGATGAGGTTGTTGGGATGTAGGATGTGGCGTATGATGACGCTTCTAATTGTGCGCCCCAAAGATATGCGCCATCAGTTCCAGATGCCACCGCAGATTGTGAATTATTTGAATCCACTGGCTTAACAAATCTATAAACACCAGCGGTATTGTGATAATAAGTTAATTTATACCAACCATTGCCTACGCCATCTATTGTTGCGGTAACTCCACTTGCCACTGTTCCGAGTGTCCCGTTTGAAATGTTATACCAAGTCGCGCTACCACCAGCGGCATCAAATGTTACTACCCAATTTTTACCAGCGGCTTTTGCATAAATAGAAAATACTGGCGTAACGCTGCTCGTTATTTGATATAAATCTTTATCTCCGCTTACCGTTTGATATGCTAAATCCGCGTTCTGCGTTCCATCGGGCGAAATTGCGGCATTTGCAGTAATTGAAAATCCATTTTTTACCCAAGCGACATTATCAAACTGCTCCGAATAAAGCAAAAGGTTCGTACTCTGTTTCTCCAACAACAAACTAGGACACCCGCCCCCGCCATTTTGGTAGGTTAGGCGTGGAACATTTAAGCGGTCGGTAGTGGGGAAATAGGGTTTGGCGGTTGAGCCGATGTTTAATTGTGCGCCGTAAATGTAAAATGTTTTTGCCAAATTTGCGGGGCTAACTCCAAAGTAATTGTCAAACTGAATCGCACTATTTGTACCCGTCACATTAAAACTGAATTCATATCGTTGCCAAGTTGTGCCGATTGTTACACTATTTGGATAGGCATTTCCATCATTGAAACCGATTGTAGTTGTTGAATCTGCCCGTAAATATGCGCTCATTGTTACAACACCCGATACAATAATCCCTGGTTGGTATAAGTAAGCAGCACCCGCAACAAATTCAACTTTCCAAGCATTTGCCCCGCCATTTGGGTCTGTTTGTCCACTTGTTAATGTTGTCCCAATGGTTGACCAAACCGCATTGTTAAAGGTGTTTGAATACCCCACCAAATTCCAAGGCGTAACCTCCACCAACCCCGCACTATTTATTCGCGTGCCATTGCTCGCCCTTGTGAATGACAAATCGCCGCTGCCGTCGGTGGGAATCTGAGAATAAACAACATCCTCTTTGTATCCGCTTGGTATTAAAACCAAACTCGCTTGTTCTAAAAGTGTACTCATTCTTGTGAATCTAAATTATCCAATTTGAAAATCATGCAGTCCACACCTTCGTAATAACCACCATCCGCAGTTACTCGGTTGGTGTATTCCAACGCCAATACCGCCCCACCCGCTTGGGTGAAGGGAGTAACACCCATTGCAATCCCAACAAACATTATTCGTTGTAAAGAACGATTGAACCCGATGTCAAGGTGATTGATGAAATGTAATTACCATCGGCCACACAATGGAATGGGCCTGGCAATAATGTTACACCCGTCAATCCCATAATGGTCATCAATGAATTGCCATCCTTGTCCAAACAAGCCGATACAACGGCATTTGAATTGACAAAGAATCCACGGAATCTTCCCGTGTTGGCTGATGTATTGGCAACGGCTTTTGAACCCGTGTAACCCGCGGTGAATGCTGATCCTGAAATGCTCATATTGATAAAACGATTTTAAGGTTAATTGTTAGGGGTTACGCGATACATTGCCCACGCCTTGCGCCCACAAAGTGCCATCACAACACTTTTTTGAATATGTGTTTTTGTCTTTGCATAAACACGCCCTTGTTCCACCGCCTTGTGGTGAACTCCGTGATGGTGTTTTCCACCCGTTCTGGGTGTTGTTCGGGTTGTTTGGGTTGTTCCAATTGCTCATTTTCTTGTAATTAAAAGTATCAAAAATAACAATGCCAATATCAATGCCAAACCAACACCCACCATTTGGGGCAAACTGATTCGTTCTTTGTATTGGATTTGTGGTGGTAATGTGATTGTCTTGGTGAATCGGATGGTATCGGCCTTTACAACTGTCTTAATTCTTATCACATCGTGATTGCGGTATACAATCGTTTTAACGCCATCTTTTTCAATTGTGAGGGTATCAATCGTTTTTGTGGTGAAAGTGTCTGTAATGGTCACGGAATCGCGTACAAACACCGTATCAATGCCATACACACTTATTTGTGCCATTGCGGGGTTCTTTTTGATGGCTTGTTTCAAATGATACTCCGCCGAACATCCCGTCAAAATGAATAAAAGAATAATTTCCTTTGTGAACAAATCACAATTGGCGGGTTTCACGATTTTCAATTCCGTGAAGTATTTGGTCAATTTCTTGACCTTTTCATCCTTTGGCTTGTATGTCTTTTTTACAAATTCCATGAAACATAGTTTGATGGGTTGGTGTTTGGGTATTCCCCCGCTTGTTGATCCTCCGTGTACTGGCTGAATAATTGTGGGTAGTAACTCAAATAATCTACAACCCTACGGCGATAAGTTTCCGCGATGTTGCGTTGGCGTTGAACCAATGTATCAATTTCGGTTTTGTCGGGCAAGGTGGTGTTTTCGGGTGAGTTACGCAAAATACCCGCATTGGTTACCTCATAACCATGAAACAACAACAAATCCGCCATAGCGTAATGAATCAACATCGGTTGCACATAATGGGAAACAAGGGTTTGATAATTGCCCGTCAATGTGCCATTCTCCACCTGGGTTAAAATGTACCGATACAATTTCGTTCCCAATAATTCTTGAACTTGAATATCTTGGGCGATTTTCACGAATGGATATATTTTGTCTACATCCACATTTCCACCCAATTGGGTATACTTAAAAATCAACTCTTTGTCGATTAATAGAATATCATCGTTTGCGTACATCTTATTTGTTCTTTAATGATCCTTTGTTTGGCATATCAATGGGGCGTGTTTTGGCCGTATCCCATCCGCTTGGTGAAAATGGTACACCCGCCTTATCCGCCGATTTGTTTGATACCTCGTTGTAATTTTCCAAGTCCCTTGTATCACCCGTTTCACCAGGTTGTTTTGGTAGGAACTTTCCTTTGACTTGCTTCCGTCTAAATGTCAATCGTTCCCATCGGTGATGGCAATTTACCCCACCTTTGTACTTCCATATGGAATAACTTGATTGGCCACTCGGTGCGAATTGTCCGTTGACACCCGCATCCCCCATGGCGATAATATCCTCACGGCGATAAATTACTCCCCCTTTGGATTCTTGAACCATTGCAGTACAAAACTGCCTTGAATTGTCGGATAGGAAAGTAGGGCCGTACCGATAACGGATTTTGTAAACCCCTTTATCGTCATCACTTTTTTTATTGGGGTTTTCATACGCAAGGTTAAATTTTAATTCTTCATCGGCATCTTCAACCTCACGAACATCAACCAATTCCCATTCGTTGTCATCGTTTACTTCGCCTTTGCCTTTCAAATGTTCCAACCATGAGTTTTCATCCTCGATGGTCATATCCTTGGCCAAATCAATTTCTTTTAATTTGCTTTCAGCCCATCGGATCCCCGCATCACCGCCCCATGCATCCCACATCAACCCGCCACATCCTTCCGAATATGGGGTGTCTTTGTTTTCTTGGTGTCTGCGAAACGCTGCCATCCTTGCGATGGTATCACGGGAAATGGGTTCACGATTTGCCAATTGGTTTGCACGGGCTTTCCCAACGGGTGTGCCACAATCTCCCCAACCATTTTTTTCAGCCCATTCCAATGCTTTCTTGGCATTGCTCACCGCCCCATCGGGATAATCAGTGTAACTGGCTAATTCCGTTTTACCTTCAAAATAAGAATAACAAATGGCCGTGGCTTGGTCGGTGTCTTTGCCCTCACGAACTACAATCGGAATGCAACGCCCTAAAAAATCATCTTTGGATTCACCCGCATTGGGTTTTACCAATTCAATCTTTTTTTTTTCGGATGACAATGATACGCCCGTTTCTTCTTCACGGGTTTCATCATCAATGATGTTGCCACTCAAATCGGTGAATTCAAGGGGTTGTAAGGTTTTGAAATAAAGATTCAAATTGTACCCATTGAAGTTCAATACCTGGGTAACTGCATCAATAATCAATCGTTGGAATGGTCGTACAACAACATTATCAAACAAGATTGATGCGGTTTTCATTTCCTCGGCATTGTTACCAAATCCCGAATTGTCTTTAATACCTAACAACATCGGTGAAACAACTCGGTGCGATACCATGATTTTTTGCATCGCCTCACCACTCAAAAATTGATATTGGTTGTGGGCATCACTCAATTGAACGGGTGTGATATCCGCTTTGGAATCTTGACCATCGTTCCATGAAATAATAAACCGACCTGCATTGGATGAACCACCAAACTTTTGTTTGATTTGGGCTTCAACTGTATCTTTTACCTCTGCGGGTGGTTGCCCATTGTTGAAGTTTATCAACATTGAAGGTGCCAAACCATTCATGATGTTGTTGATGTGGAAATTGGAAATCTCCGCTTCCAAGTTGGCATATTGCGTACCTCCTTGGTAATCCACGGGTGCGAAGTAAAAAGAACCCGTTGAATATGGTTTGATTGTAAGGATACATTCGTTTGCGTTTTGGTCGTAACCAAATGCCCTAAACTCAATTGGCGTATGGCCACGCTTCAAATTCGCCCAATCGGGGCAATAATAATACTTTTCAATTTCACCCTTTTCGTTGCACTTTGCGGGGCGAAGGGTTTGTTGTGGAAAGTGTTTGGCTTGTACATACTTTTTGCGATCCTTTGACTTCACCAATTGGAACGATGCTTGGCCCAACATTTTCAAATCCATGGCAATGGCACGGATACAATCGTTGGAAAACATCTTTTTGAATTCAATGTATCCCGCCAAATCCCGTGATGCCTTGGTTACTTCCAACCCCTTACCAAAAATTTGGTCAACTGTGCCTTTGATACACGCGTTGTTGGTTGGTGATGAATGGTACAAATCAATCAAATACTGATAATAGTTGTTATCATCGCCGTATTGCACCCAATCTTTGTTCTTTTGCTCAATGATGGATGGTGCGGTGTATGATTGAAGTTGTATAAATTCTAAACTCATAATGTTTTCCAATTAGGTGTACCTGGGGCGGTTGTTGTAAATTGCTTCCAAGTGTTGTAAATGTTTGTTGTTCCCGTAATCCAATATCCCAATACCTCCCACATCAATACATTGCCATTGTAAACCCGAAACAACAATTCATCGGTATTCTTTGCCACCGCATTGATTGATGTCAATGTAGGCAACGCCATGGTGATGAATGAATAGGACTTTACACACGCCGTGGTCACTTGTACCATTGTTTTGGTGGGTTTGTGCCACACCTCAATTTTTGCAGTCGCTACACCCTCAAAATCCACAAATGGTGTGAATGTGATGTTGGTGGATGTTCCGTTGATGTGCATACCTACAAAACGCCATTAATCGTTTTTGTTACAAATGAAAAACCCCCACCGATTGGTGAGGGCTTACATAACTATAAATCCAATCTAAATTAAGCCGCGGTTTGAATGGTAATAACGCTACCCAATTCAACATAGGTATCGGCATCAACTGACATTGGTGGGTTTGGTTCGCTTGACATGAAAGTCAAAGTATTCAAACGAGCATCACCCATTTGTACGCCCCATGCACTTGAACCACCATTGGCATCACAACCAAGGGTTGCACCAATCAACCAAAATTGGTCGTTTCTATCCCAAACGATGATTTGCCATCTGCCCTGGGTTAAAACTTTCAATTGATCCATGTCCGAATCGCCCGTTACGGGGGTTTTCCCGCTTGGTTTGAATGACAAAGTGAAGGTTGTTTCATACGCTGATGTTCCGTTATCGCGTGAAGCAATCACGGCAGTTTCCAATGTAGACAAACCTTTCAACTCCCAAAAGTACCCCGTTAATTTTACGGGTGGGGTTGCACCATTGTTGATTTGGGTAACCAAACCAGAACCATCGGTTGTAATGGCGTTTGCAAATTCAAATGGTACGAAAAACGCACCTTTCAAACCACCAACGAATTGTTTACATGGTTCGTATCTTCCTAATAATGTTCCACAACTTGGCATTTTTTTATATATTATTTGGTTAAAAAAAAGGGGTGGGTGTTAGGCCCACCCCGTTATTTTATGTTTTACCTCAAATTAGGTTACATTAATTACAACTTGTTGAGTTGGGTTGGTAGCAATGATACCACCTGTGAAACGCATGATTACACGAACATTCTGTGAACCATCGATATCGCTCATGTCTATAACCTTCACTTCGTTGTAGTCGCTCAACAAACCAGTTCCAAAGTGCAAATCGCTCTTCATACCCAATACACAATCGTAGTCGTTAAGACCAGGACACATGGTAACGGGGATACCTTGGAAGTTCATTGGCTTTTCACCAACATAGAATTGGAAGTTGTAGTTACCAGCAGATAATGCGGCTTGGTATGCTTTCATTGTGGCGGGGCCAACATAGTATTGGTAAC